GTCTCGTATCTCGCAACAAACTTAACTTTTGGTACAGCGTCAGGCACCACAAGGGAATCTAACCCGTTTGCAAGTATGTTAGTCTCATTTTGTTTTCGTAAGTCATCAGTACTTTTTATCCATAACACGTTACCGTAGTGTTCCATGATGTAGTCATTTAAGACTTGCTCTACTGATGCTCCCATTTCACTTACGCTTTTCTTGTTTTCTTTTAATAACCTTACAACCCATTTAGTGAGGGCTTCCATATCGTAGTTTATCAACCCCAACTTCTGAGCGATCATGCCACCAGTTATAGCGCACGCAGCTCCCGCTGACCAAAACCTATTTTCTGGAGCCAACTCAGCACGGCGGTCTATAGTTTGCTGCACGATACGAAGCTGTCCTTTGTAATGATCTATGTGATTCATTACGTGCTGTATAAAGATCGGGCCTGCATGTCCATAGTGCTCTTCTATATTCCTTTCAAAATCGTCGGTAAGTTCTTTGTCCTTTGACTTTGAAAAGATCTGCCTAGCGCGATGCTCTAATATCCTCTGTGCTTCTGCTTTCGGCCCAGCTTTACATAACGATATTTTCTCAATCGCACTCATGTTGCCCGTGGTGCAGCACAATAGTTTCCAAGGTTCACCTCTTGTACGTTCTAGGTTTGAGCCGTTACTCATACGCCCGCGCTGCTGCCCGCTGGTTAATTGGTACGCAAGACCACTCATCTCCTTCTCAGGAGTATTTGTCATCTCATCAATATAGAACGGTAGATTGTGTAACACCTCTCCACGATTCATCTTAAAAGCGGTAGTGTCATTATCATCTACCAATGTCCCCTTAAAATGCCCCCACGCTGATGCGGCCACTTTCATAGCTGCTGTTTTACCTGCACCGCCAGCTTTATCATGTACGTGCATGGTGCCACAGTTCTGCGGTAGGAATTGCATTAGCGGAGAGCCAAAAGCAGTGCACACAATATACTGGTGCATCTCCATACCCTCTCTTGACAGGTAGAAATTAGCCATCTCCTGCCAACCTTCTAACGTGCCTTTTGTTTTGAAAGATGGGTAAGACTGCGATGTAGCTCCGGTCATTGGGTTATAAGAAATCTTATTGGGGTGTATCTCTTTGTCACCCACTACAAAACTACGACAGTCATCTGATGTCCACCCGTATTGCCGGTGTGCTATATCTGCTACAGATTTTGCCTGTAACTCGTTAACCCATGTAGTCATATATTGCTGCAAGTCATCCTGTTTCAAAACGGCAACGCCCATCGCTGCCATATTCTTTCTAAATTCCTCTCTAGATGTAAGTGCTGTTAGAGGTAATGTGAACTCTCGCACTCCATCTTTAGGTAAGTGTAACCGCACCACAACCATTTCACCGTCTTCGACATCATGCAAACGCCGTGTTACGTAGATGTCGTTTTGGTAGATCACTCGTTCATCTGTCTCACCGTCTGGGTTAGT